TCATTTTCCCTGTCCAATATATGTAATTGACCGCCCTGATTTTTTAGAAATGGTTAACCCTGTTTCTGAGGAATTGTTAGAAATACAACGTAAAGAACGTGATTTAAACGAAATTTACCCCTTGTACATGACAAGCAATTACTTTAATGATCCTAGGGTTTCGGGATTTTGCGAGTTTGTAGGCGGCACAGCATGGAACATTCTTAACGAACAGGGATATTCTTTGCAAGACAAAGCTGTTCAGTTTACAGAAATGTGGACACAAGAACACTACAAACATTCAGCAATGGACGCACACGTTCATGGACACGGTTCACAAGTTACAGGCTTTTATTTTCTTGAAACGCCAGAAAATTGTTCTAATGTTGTTTTCCATGATCCAAGGGCGGCAAAAGTTCAGATTGATTTGCCAGAACAAGATATGAGCAAAGCAACGCCAGCAAGCAAAATGATTTACTTTTCGCCCAAGCCCGGCATGATGATTTTTGCTAATTCATGGCTTGCACATTCATTTACACGCCATGCCGCTGAATTACCCATAAAGTTTGTTCATTTCAACCTGACAGTAATTGAACATCCTCAGCCCCCCTTGGTTTTTCCAACTGCTGAAGTAATATGAACAAGTATTCCATTAGATTTAACAAATCCCGTGGACAGGCTGGATGCGGCACAAGGGATCACGTTTGGCGTGTGTTTGAAAATGGCAAAGAATTTTTATTTAAAAATCTTGACATAGCTGTTCCCGTAAAAAGCGAAAAAGATAGCAATGGCACAGACTACAACATTACTTGTCAAGGCCAACTAATAATTGATAGAGACACATCAACCGCAATCATCAAATGAGATTTATTTGGAAAATATCAGAGTTAAAGGGTGATGCGAAAACCATTACTCAGGCTAAATATCACCTTGCTTTGATTGAAGATGATTTAAGAATTGAGACAGAAGGATATTGGGACTTTGACCCCAAAAAGGCAACAATCCCAACAGCCCAAGTGACTGAGGAAATGGTTGCAAATTGGATTGATGAAGGCACTACCCAAAACGGTGTAAGTAGCATAAAATCAAGGCTACTAGAGCAACTTGAAGCGGTCAAAAAACAGCAAGAAATTGCTTTGCCTTGGAAGCCGCCCACATTTAGATTAAGTTAAGGAATCACTATGGCTGTGCCTTATGACATTGTTAGCAGAGCGCTAAAAGACATTGGTGCATTGGAAGCTGGTGAAACCCCTAGTCCAGACGCGGCACTTGATGCGTTTGAAATGATGAATGACATGATTGACCAATGGTCAAATGAAAACATGATGGTTTTCAATGTCACAGAGATTATTTGCCCCGTGATACCGGGTCAAACTCAGTACACAATTGGCCCTAACCCCTCAACCCAAAACTTTATTGGTGCGTCTTTTACAGGCTCAATAACAGGAAATATCCTGACCGTGACCGCTATTGCTTCAGGTGCTATTGCCCAAGGGCAAACCCTAAGTGGAACGGGGATTACAGCGGGAACAAAAATTACTCAGTTTTTGACGGGTGCTGGTGGCAACATCAATGAAGAAGGCACTTACCAAGTCAACATCAATCAAAATGTTGCTTCTACAACCATTACGGGTTACTACCAAAAGCCTTTAAACATTGATTCAGCGTTTGTTAGGGTGAACACTACGGCTAATGGCCAGCCCATAACTGGTGGTGGTTTGGACTACCCAATGTCTGTTTTGGAATTGCATAGCTATCAAATGATTGGATTAAAGACGCTGAGTGGCCCGTGGCCAAAGGCGGTTTACTTTAACCCCGGTGCTGATACAGGCAACTTGTTTATCTGGCCAAGCCCATCACAAGGTGAACTGCACTTGTTTGCCAATACCCTGTTCAGTAGTTACAACTCAATGTATGAGGACATAGCGTTGCCACAAGGCTATTCAATGTGCCTTAGATGGTGTTTGGCAGAGCGTTTGATGCCTATGTATGGCAAAGCCTCACCAACGCAAATAGCAATGATTCAGACGTTTGCAGGGCAAGCTAAAGCTACCCTCAAGCGCACAAATATGAGTCCGCTTCAGACTGCACGTTACCCTGACGCTTTGTTGACGGGTAAAGCAAAGGATGCGGGTTGGATTCTTACTGGCGGCTTTATTTAAGGGGCTACCATGCCAGATTTTGGTTTTGTTGGTTCATCTTATGAAGCACCGAGTATCTATCAGGATGCTCAAGAGTGCATCAATTTTTATCCTGAAGTTGACCCTGTAAAGCAACAAGGTGAGCGTGGGGTGATTGCGCTTTACCCGACTCCGGGTCTGACTGTTAAAGCCATTTTCTTTAACCAACAGGAAGTTCGTGGGCTTCACACCGTTTCTGGCGGTGAGCAATTGATTGCTGTTTGTGGTTCTTACGTTTACGCTTTGACAGCCAATCTTGTTCCCTCAGTTATTGGCCAACTTAATTCCAGTTCTGGAATAGTAAGAATTACTGACAACGGCATCAATGTTTATATTGTGGACGGTGCTTACCGTTACACATGGTACATATCAAGCCCTGCGTCTGCGGTATTTTACGGCTCAACAAGTGGCACAACATTGACTGTAACGGGCGTTTCTAGTGGCACGATTGCTATTGGACAGTCTTTGTTTGGCATTGGCGTATTAGCGCAAACCGTCATTACTGCGCTTGGATCAGGAACTGGTGGGGCGGGAACATACACAATTAACAGAAGTCAAACTGTAGCGGCTGGAACAATGAATTCTGCCGCTGTTGGTGCTGTGGTGACTGCCACTATTGCGGGAACGGTAATGACTGTTTCTGCGGTCACATCAGGCGTTTTACACGTTGGTCAGACTATTAGTGGCGTTGGTGTAACCCTTGGCACAATCATTACAGCCTTGGGAACGGGTACAGGCGGGGTTGGAACTTACACATTAAGCGTGGCAAGCACCGTAGCCGTTGGCGTGACCATGTACGGTTTGAACTTTTCTGTTCTTCCATCTACTGATGGTGCGTTTAGCGGTGCAAACACGGTGGATATTATTGACAACTACTTTGTCTATAACAACCCAACAACGCAACAATTTGGCGCTAGTGACCTTTTGTCGCCTATTTCACCAACATTAAGTTTTTCGTTAAAAGATGGCGCACCAGACGATCTAGTGGCTTTGATTGTTGATCACCGAGAAATTTATTTGATGGGTGAAATTTCTTCAGAAGTATGGACAGACGTTGGAACTGTGCCGTTCCCGTTTCAAAGAATACCCGGCACATCTACCCAACACGGTATTGCCGCACCTTTTTCAATTTCTAGGCTTGGTAATTCATTTGCTTACGTTTCACGAAATAATCGTGGTCAATCCCAAATTATGCAAATGCAAGGGTACATTCCACAGCGCATTTCTACCCATGCTGTAGAAAATACGTTAGCCAATCAATACGTTGGCGATGCTATTTCTTGGACTTACCAGCTTGAAGGGCATGAGGTTTTCGTTGTCACTTTCCCATCACTTCAATTGACATGGGCTTTTGACGCAACCACTCAAATGTGGCACAAATGGCTTTACACAACAGATAAAAACGTATATCAGCGTCATCGTGGTAATTGCTGTGCTGTGTTTCAAGGTCTAGTTATTATTGGCGATTATGAAAACGGCAAACTGTACGAATTGGACAAAACCAATTACACAGACGATGGGCAGAATATCCGCAGATTGCGTAGAGCGCCACATTTGGTGACTGAGTTTCAAAGGCAATATTTTGATGAATTGCAGATTCAGTTTCAGCCGGGCGTGGGAACTACAGGGCTGTCAGGGCCAGTTCAAATTACTGAAACAAACACTATTTATTTAGGCAATACATATACAATTACTGCAAATGCTACTTTGACAATTGAGCCTGAAAAAACTTATGTTTTAGCGACTCAGGAAACTTTAATTCCTACAACCACAGACAACCCTCAAGCAATGCTTAGATGGTCAAATGATGGTGGTTCAACTTGGTCAAATGAGCATTGGACAAGCGTTGGTCAATTAGGCAAATATAAAAATCGTGCCATTTGGCGCAGATTGGGAACAGCACGGGACAGAATTTTTGAAGTCTCAGTAACTGATCCCGTGAATTTTGTCATTATTTCGGCAAATCTTAAAGTACAAGGGGCAGAAAACTAATGGCTACTTCTGGACTTTCAAGCACACAGCAGATTAACCCATATCCACAATCACCGTTTTTGGATGGGGCGACTAATCGTCCATCACGGTCGTGGCAACAGTTTTTTCTTAATTTGTTGAACTTCAGTTCTGCTACGACTGCAACGGCAGGGTCTGCAACGCTTCCAGCTAACCCCGTTGGGTTTATCAATGTCACAGTAAATGGTCAGGCTTATAAAGTGCCTTACTACAATGTTTGAGAGAGCCTAAATTATGGACAACCTAATAAATTCACTTGTTGGCAATTTTGTCGCTAACGCTGGTAATGCCAATATGGGTAGTGTTACTGATTACCAAGGCAAGACTTATGACCGTGATCAGCTTTTAAATTTGTCAAAACAAGTGGCAGGGTCAATTGACGCAAACGCTATTAAAGGCGGTGTGTTTAATACTAAAGGCGAAAGTATTGGTTTTAACTACGATGAAGCTACAAAGTTGTTAGGACACCCCCCAACTGCGGCTGAACAAGTTATTTTGGATATGTCGCGCCATCTTTTAAATGAAGGCGTAACAGATTTAAACCAAGCTGATGCGTCAACCACAAACAGGCGTTTTGGTTCTACTTTTACTGGCGGTGGCGGCACAATCTATGAACTTAAAAAGGATGCTGATGGCAAGCCTATTATTTCATCATGGAGTAAAGACACAAGCGACAAGAAAACCATTCTGACTGGCTTGGCAATTGCGGCCGCGGCTTTTGGAATTCCCGGTGTAACTGAGGGCTTGCTTAGTGGCGCACCCGCTGGTGCAACATTAGCAACTGTTGGCTCAGATTTAGCGGCTTTAAGCGGTGTTGGTTCAACTACAGCGTTGACAGCCGCAGAATCTGCCGCTTTATATGGTGGTGGATCAGGATTAACTGCGGGTAGTAGTCTTAGCGGCTTAAACGCTGGCAGTAGTCTTAGCGGTGTAACTGGAGGCTCTTTAGGCACTACAAATGCTTTGCTTGGGGATGCGGCATTAGGCGCAACTGCGGCAGGGGCTTCTACAATTCCTACTGGTTCAACATTAGCTAGTTTAGGTGCGGCTGGTGCGGGTGGTTCATTATTAAATGCTGGTGCGGGCGCGGCCGCTGGTTCAGCTTTAGGAACTACTTTAGGTCAAGGTTTAGCTTTAAATGCCGCTGGTACATTGCTTGGTACTGCCGCCAATCAATCAGGAATCAGCAATGCAAGGGATGCAATTACTCAAGGAAGTGCAACAGCTAATACAGCGCTTAATAAAGCATACACAGATGCTCAAGGTTTAAATGTAGCGGGACGCACAGATTTAGCTAACAATTACAGTAATTTAAACACCAATTTAAATAACACTATAAACGCACAAGCTGGCGCTTATGACTTGGCAAATCAAGGAATTAAAGCAAATGCCGCAACACAATTAGGTTTGTTGAGTAGCACATATCAAGGTCAAAAAGACCAAGCCGCGGCAAATGCAAGTGCTTTAAACACTAACTACGGTAACGCCCGTGGTGACTTGTACGACATTTATAACAAGCAAGTTGCAATTCAGCAACCTTATCAAAATGTTGGTAAAGCTGGTTCTGAAGGTTTAATTAACAATCAAGACTATTTAACTCGACAGTTTAATGCGGCTGACCTAAATTCTAATTTAGCGCCTAACTACGCATTTCAATTGTCTCAAGGTCAAATGGCCAACCAACGTGCCGCTAACATGGGCGGTGGTAGTTTAGGCGGTAATGCTTTAAGAGGCTTACAAGACTACACGCAAAATTATGCCTCTGGTGCATATCAAAATGCGTTTAATAACTTCAATACACAGCGCCAAAACATTTACAGCACATTGGCTGGAATGGCCAACATTGGCACAACTTCAGGCGGTCAATTGGCAAGTCTTGGCAATACATTGGGTGGCAATTTAGGCTCATTGTCTAATACTCTTGGAGGCAATCTTACAAGCAACACAGGCAACCTATTGAATGCTGGTACTGCTTACGGCACTAATACATCAGGCGTTACAAACAATTTGAACAATGTTTTGTCATCTAACCTTGGTCAAATGCAAAGTGCTTATAACCAATATGGCAGTAACTTGTTAGGTGGTTCAACAAATTATGCAAATAATTTAACGACAAACACGGGTGCTGGCATGAATGCCGCTAATGTGTATGGTTTAAATACTGCAAACCTTGCTACTGGAACTGCCGCGGCATTGGCGGGTAACGCTACAGCAACGGGTGCAAACAATGCAACTGCTTTAAGTAATCTTGGTAATACTGCTTTGCTTGGTTCTATGCTTAAAGCAACATAAGGATAAATCATGGCTGACTTTCAAATGAACGTAAATTACGCTAAACCCCAACAGACGAGTCTTGGGGATATGGTAAACATGGCTTCTGGAATTCAGAATTTCCAACAAGCACAGCAATTAAATCCTTTGGCTTTAGAAAAAGCGCAAATTGAAAACCAAGTTTTAAAGCAAAAAAACGATGAGCGTTTAAAACTTCAAGAGTTTACAAGCAACCCTGCAAACTGGCAGACCAATGGTCGCATTGACATGGATAAGATTAACGCGGCTATTCCAAAGATTGCCCCGTTGACAGGTTCTGATGTGATCAGTTCATTGAGTGGATTGCACAAAAGTCAAACTGAAGCGGCTAGTGCCAAACAAGCATTGACACAAACTGAACGAAACATTATTGGTAATGTTGATCATTCACTTGGTTTGATGGGCGTTAACGATCCAAAGCAAATCATTAAAGCATATCAAGGATTGATTCAAAACAATCCTGATAACCCATCGTTGGAACGCATGATCAATTCAAGGATTGACTTGCTTAACAAAGCACAGCCCGGCCCTGCTATTACAAAAGACTTGATGGCTGAATCTGCATCGTTGTTGTCTATTCCACAGCAACGTCAAGAGTTTGCGCCTAAAGTTGGTTTAACCAATACTGGTGGCCAATTGCAAGAAACAATTACTACGCCAATGAGTCCTACAGGACAAGCGCCTAACATTCAAATGACGGGACGGGGACAGCCGTTGACGATGACCCCCGGCTCACAGTTTGTCCCAACTGGCAGAACTGACCAAAACAACAACCCAACGGCTATCCAATATGGGCCAAATGGACAGATATTGGGTGAAATTACTATTCCCGCTGGTGTATCGCCAAACATGATGCAAGGCGCACAACAACCGGGCGCAATGCCGCCACAAGGCGCAATGCCACAGCAGGGTGGTGGTATGCCACAACAACAAGTTGGCGCACCCCAAGCCCCTGCAATGCCCTCTAATGCGCCTGTGAGGATGCGCCCCGGTGAGAACGCAGATACTTTGCGTGATGCTCAAGCTATTCGTACACGGGCAATGGCTTCTGCCGCTAATGTGCCTAACCAACAATTTAACAGCAACCAAATTATCAAAATTGCTGATGATGTGATTTCTGGTAAAGGTGCTGGCGCTATTGCCAATTTGACGGGTGGTTATGCCGCTTTGCCTTTTGGTGGTGACAACGCAACCAACTTGCAACAACTTGGTCATTACATGGCGCTTCAGACCGCTGAATTGTCAAAATCTTCTGGTTTAAGTGGAACTGATGCGGCTAACCAAATTGCGGGTCAGA